GCATTTCCTAGAGTGATAGTATTACTACCATTACCAGTTACGTCATATCCAATGACGATCTCATTATTACCACCATCAACTAAAGCTTTAGTTTCCCTACCTAAATATAGCGAGTTGGATGAAATCGTATTACTAACCGCTCCACCGCCAATATATCTACCAGCATAGTATCCGAGAGCAGTATTGCCGTCCGTTGTAGTGATATGACGAAGTGCGTGTGATCCAGAAGCAGTGTTGAAGTCCGCTGTAGTGATATTACGAAGTGCGGCATATCCACAAGCGTTATTTTCAATCCCAGTTATAAGATTTTCTAAGGAAAACGTCCCCAACCCTAAATTGGACCATCCTGTGGTAACGGATTTCAAAGAATCAATCCCAACTCCAGTATTATACTGCCCCTGAAATCCTGAAGAATTAGACGCAGACGTGCCTCCACCTCCGACATACAAAGACCCATGATATTCAAGTGAGCCTTGATCAGGTATGCGGAGTGTGTTGATACCATTCATAGCTAAGGTTTCGCCTGTTAGGTTGAGCGTGCCAAATGTCGGGAAGTTTGTTGTATTAAGATCTTGATCAAATGGATTCCCGCCGCCCCCTAAACCACTCAAATCTACAACATCAGTTGTAGCATCTGAACCAGATAGAATTAGATCAGTTCCAGAAAGACTATGAGTATATGTGGTATTAGTGTCATCAATAGAACCTAAAGCTCCTATCTGATACCTTAATGCTTCCTTTTCGGGTTCAGTATTAACATCACCTAAAACAAATTTAGTCGCAGCTAGTGACATTTCTCTACCTTTGTATCCCATGTTGTTATTATTTATAGTAAAGCTGCTACTTTAAAAAATCAATTATTGATCATCATATGCGGCACAAGATCCATCAATATACTCAGCCCCAGACTCATCATCATAAAGAGCCTCTTCACAAAGTGCGAATAGACTACAAGACCAATCATTATACTCCGCACCAGACCAATCATCATAAAAGGCGTCTTCACAAAATAGAGATTCTTCGGAATATATACTACAAGACCCACCATTATACGCTGCACCAAACATACCAAAGTATAACGCATCATCACAAATACAAAGAGGGATACAACTTAATGCAGGCACCGAAAGCTCCTTGAGTGATAATGGTGTCAGTTGGGGGTTGAATAGTTGGGGTGTGACACCGCAGCAGGATTGCGCACCTAAGCTCCAGTTGATAGAATCTAGGTAATCCGTGGAATTTGCAGAAAGAGCCGCTGTAGCACTAACTGAGGTGTCAAAAACTTCAATACCAAACAGTTGGTCTCTGGTGTCTTCCAGCAAACTGTATAATTTACTGAATGTCCTTTCCCATGGATGGCAGGATACTACCTCGTCATGTCTATGTAATATTTGGTGGTCGAACGTCAACCCAATCGAAGACACGGGTTCAATGGAAATATCGAGTAAATTGGATTCACCGTCCAATGTGGATACAAAGCGACCATTGACTCTCTGTGAGAAATCATCCAAGTTATTGTAGATTTTTACAAAGGAGTCATTCACTACATAATCGGTAGCCAACTCATCGGGTAGGATGTTTATGGCGGATAGTGGTGTAGCGAACCCAGAACCGTCTAGTATACTCTGAGAAAACTGGTATTCGAGATCATGGTTCATTACACCTGAGGACACTCGGAATAGGCCGGTTCCATACCGAACCAAATCCGTCATGGTTGTCTCAACCCTGCTGGCAATGAACAACCCATTCGTTGCGAACTTTTTAATCTCGTTTGAGTTGGCCACCCAAACAAATCCCAATTGAACGGAATCGACCGTAATAAGTAGTGGGTTAGTGATTCCGTGCGCTATAGACACCTCGTTATATCTTATGAATTCCGGAGTTATTTCGTACACCACCCCACCCACCACATCAACACTTATCGCGCCTGTGATGTCGATGAATTCCAAAAATGATAAATTCGAGTTATATGCCTTCAGGACACCTGCGCCAATGTCCATTATATACAACAGACCACCGTCAACTATTATCTTAGAAGCTTTGGTGAATAGATACTCTTCGGTATTGTTTCCAGTTCCCCCAAAAAATGATACAAAGTTGAATGTGGTATCGGTGAGTGTGAGTTTAATGATAAAATTACCATCAAGTATGTATAACTCATTACCATTTAGCGCAACACCCCTTATGTCGAAAAACTCACCGAATTGAGTTAATTTTAATGTCTGAAGTAAGACCCCTAATTTATAGACACGTATCTCTTTTTTGGTGTGGATAACTTCGTAAGACGAGTTGATGTCTACTCCGATGACATCATCACCATATTCCACACAAGGGGTAGAGTCTATTGGGAGGATGTTGTTATACAATTTCGAATAACCCTCTAGGTATTCTAGGTTATCGTAAAATTTAGAGAATATTGGGTTTACGTTCTTCGCAAAAAAGAAATCATACGCTAGGTTGAATTCGCCTTGGTCGTGGGGGAAGCTGAACGGTGTGCTTATAGTCCGGAAAATGCCCGAATCATATTCTTCCAAAGAGTCAACTGGAATGTTTTCGGGAAATGTTGATGATAAGCTCACTGCTTTTAATTATTCCATCTAACCCAAAATCAACTGGGGTTCTGTCGCAGACTCCTTATACCCGCTAATCATATCAAATGTGCCGTTTTCATTCAGACCCATTGACACTCTACCGTTGAAATTATTACCTTGAGGTGATGGGGCATACCCCATGGAGCCACCTCTGCCAATTAAGCCAGACGGTGACATATTTCTCACACCTTCCCTTTGTCCAAAAAACCCATTTACCATATCTAACATGGTGTCACTTTCGCTTTTGGGTTCGCTCTGAGGTTCTGATATTGACCCCGCAATGCGTCCCATGAAGCTATCAATGGATGCTATCGTAGCATCGCTGACCGATTCGGGGCATTTGGGTGCGGTTTCAACCGCCTGATACAATTGGTCCTTGATATCATCAAAAGTGAACCATGGGACATACCCATCACCCACACCGGTAGTTCCGTCACTTCTCAAGTGCATGAGTTTTATTCTTTAGTTGCTTTTGTTCCTTTAGTGAGACGATCAAGCTCATCTAGGTTAATCTTCTTAGAGAGTGTTTTGGGTAGACCTGCGATGTCCTGCCTTTTGAAGAACATGAAATTCTTCAAAATTTTGTTAATCCTCTCCGAGTTTTGGTCAACATCAAATGTCTTAAGGTCACTATAATGCTTATGTAGTAACCCCGCATCCTCATCACCTACTAGGCGGATTGCTTGGTTCAATACCTCCCTGTCCACATTCTTAAAAATATAAATCTTAAGTTGCTTCTTCTCATGTTCGGTCAATTCTTTAGTATCAATATCTCTAGTGTCACCATTTAGGTTAGCGACCTGTTGTGGGATCAGGCCGATATCATCGTAATGATCGAAACGCTTATTAACAAAATCTCTACCAAAAAGTGAAAAGAGGGGATCTTGGGTAATCTCGCTTGCCTCTTCAACTAAATCTGTTGCATCTTCTCCGAAAAAGTAGTCTTTAAAGTTATCCATAATATGTCTTTATTTAGGCACTTTCGACCTCATCAAGAACTTGCGACACAATATACGCCTTTAATACCAATATCTCTTCACCGACCATCTCCGAGATCACGAATGGGTCATCGATATCGTTTGCAACTGCGATGACCCACCACAGCTTATATGTGTCATAAAACGCCCTAGCGATACTGTAGAACGAGTCCCCGCTCTTTATGTTATATTTTACATAGAATTTGGGGTCCATACCATCAGTCTCTATGTGGATGGCGTCAGTGTAGTCGTAGAAATATCTAGAGTCTCCATCGGTCTCCAGCTTGAAGAGGTTAGCCATACTGCTACTTGGGAGATCATCCAGTTCAGATATTTCATTTTGCTTGAGCCTCATGTTGGTAATTATCACAAAAAAATCCCGTGGGGTTAACCCACGGGATTTATGAAAATACAACGGGTAATAAAATTACATGGAAATCGTCATTTGGGTCTTAACCTGAATTTGGGACCGTTGAGATGATCGTCCAAGGTTAGTTGAGAGTTCGCCTTTATCACGCCCACGGGGGATGCTCATGTTGCTGGCGAACAGACGTAGGTCGTTGCGGGTGCAGTTCTCAAAGAGAAATTTAGCTGCTTTTTTAGGGGAGAGTGTTCCTAGGTTAGTCTCCGAATTGGTTGTTACTGTATTTGTAGTCATTACTACACCATCATAACAACCATTTTTGTCTTTTCAAGTTGTTTTATAAAATTAAAAATTCAACCAGCTTACATCCCCCTGATCACCACCATGCTTCGGGGGGGTTGTTATATTACTATTGAGTGATTGACCATTTCCACTAAAATACATTTTCGGTGAATAGGTATCTTGGTTTACTGGTGTAGTTTTGTGTTCAATTCTAGGGTCAATTGCCCCTCTAATCCTCTCGTTAACAATACGGAGTGCTTTATGTGCATCGTCAAATTTTGGGCTATCAAGAATAAATAAGTCCTCCACTAGATCTTGGTGGAGAGCAAATAACGCCCAACACATTGCATCAACCCTATCGTCGTAAACCTGCCCCTTATCCTTACCCCATTTGTAGTTGTTACCTTTGGTGGCGGTTCTGATAAACGTATCCATTTCCGCCATGAGGTCCTCTGACCTAATGGTGATAGCTTTCCGTTTGTTCAAGAAATACCTGAAGTTTCGGATGGAATACATTTTGGAATTGTTGTGGCTATCAACACCCACTTGTCCATTTTCGATCATCTTTGCCATGGTTGCTTTGTTGTGGTGATATCGGACCAACTTGGGGTATTTGAAGGTATGGCGGAGCAATGCCAGTAATTCACCTCCACCTCGACCATTGCTCTCAACACAGGCATAACATTGATTATATCGGTTGAATATATTCCGACAAATGCCTGCAAAATCTTCCACGATGACTAGATTGTTGGCGTATTCGGCAACCTGTCGAATGTCGAATAAATCCGTGATGTCGAATATCTGGACAACCGATGAACAACCATCAACACCTTCGGCGGTATCAACACCGGCAATATAGGTGGCATTTGGATCTGGCAATTCCCAGACTTTAAAAGATCGGTCCTCTTTGGGGTCGGTGTGGTCGGTCTGTTTTAGTTCTTTATCCTCAGAGTATATCGGTTCCATCACACCCTCCTCAAGGTCACTACGTTCATCGTCCTTAAACAATCGAATCTGTTTGGCACCCATATCAAAGCTGCCGCCATATTCCTGATAGAATGATTCCAAGCTACCCAGTTCCAATATTTTATCCTGATACCATGCATCGTCTCTGTCGGGGTGGTGGCTCCATAGTATCTCGAAATGACGAAACTTGGTCTCTTCAGGAGTGTCTTTTGCTTTGAAGTATCGTCTGGCGAACTCGTTATTCTTGCCATACGGTGTCGAAATAAGAATACAGAATGAATTGACACCGGAGGAATCTAGTGTGGGTAGAACGGATTGTAGTATGTCAGCATCCAGCCCTTCCGATTTACCAATGTTGACAAATGCCGCCTCGTCAATAATAAGTCCCGTTAAGTCAGAACCCCGAAATGCCGCAGGTTGCGTTGCTGTGATTTTGACGGAGCAATCATTATCAAGGATAATGGTCTCCATGTTAAATTTCACCACAAATGGCTTGAGAAAGAATGGTAGGTCCTCGAAAGCCTCTTTAACTTTAATGAGGTTACTTTTTGCTAAGTCGAAATTGTTACCCAGCATACCAATTCGTTGCATACCATCAGAAAATAACAATTTCCACAGTAGGAACCCACAAACCGACACAGTTTTACCAGTCCGTCTGGATGCGTTCAGAACGACCCTATTGTTGTCTTGAAGGAATTTGAAGGACTCCCTCTGAATAGGCCAAAGAGGCATCAGACCCTTCCCTATGCCCTCAATGAGGATCTTATAGTAGTTCTCTAGGAAGTATTCGATGGACTCCTTACATTTATGGATCTCAATGGCATGTTCCGGTAGGTATTTTAGGACAGAACCCTCCCCTAGAATATTCTCGTTACCCTTATAGAAGTTTTCAACTACAATCTCTGCATCCGGAATTTGACTATCTCCCCACAATTCCTCTTTACGTCCCATAGAGGTAATTATCTAAACGTATTTTTTGAATACGTTTAGATGCCCTCTTGTCTCAAAAACGATCCAATGGAACCCGTCAAATTGACGCCCTCAGTGACACCCTTGTCGGTATATTCATTAATATTCCCTGAAAATGGGGCGAATTTCAGCACATCGATGGTGCGTGACCCCAAACGAGAGTTTCGAATTATACCCGAAAATAGATTATTGGAGTCATAGTGTTTTGTGGATATCAACCCAAACGACCCACCCGCCATGTCGATTGTGGGCATAACGTCTTGGCAATTTTGCTCATATACACGCCCACTATCGGGGTGCCCTGCTTCTTCTCCGATGAAGTGTGTGGTGGAACGCTCCCTCCATACACTGGGGGATTTCATAGAAGCTATTCTGATACTATTCCCATTTTTAAAACGAATAATTCCCGATTCGTATTGTGTAACAAGTGAGTTATCGGAAAACTTTTTAGGGACGTTTTTCAGGAATGTGTTAAAGGTGTCCTGCCATGAACGTGCGACCATACTGTTATACACGCCAATAGATAAGTTGAACACCCCCATGTGAAAGGTGAGCTTCCATGTCGCCCAAACTTGAACTAACGTAGTCTTACCAACTCGTCGGGGGGTTTCGATTGCATAACTTTTGGAGGATTCCATTAGGTCGATAGCGGATTCCTGATTTGCCGTTAATTTGACACCCAAGTAATTCTCCGAAAAATACGATACATCATCACGACATTTGATGTATTCTTTAAGGTCATCGACGGTGTAGCTATCCAAATAAAAAAGACTCATAGGATTAACTATGAGTCTTTTATTTTAATTCAAGTGTCGAGTAAATTAGACACCTCCCAATGTTCTATCGCCTCTCTCTGATAATTTAGGACCTCTACGATAGCCCCCTCTACCAAAAAACTACCGGACTTATCGGATACGATTACACCTTCTTCCGTGTCTTTAACTTTTGTGACTTCCAAGAAATCCACGTCTTCTATTTTCTTAATGTTCATGATTAGATTGCTACGGGGGCTTTAATGGCGGGGTGATGTTCATATCCAATTAATTTGGAGTCGGTGTGTTTCCAATCGAAGATGCTTGTAAAGTTCTCGGTTTCGATTGTTGGTAGCTCTTTCACTTTTCGTGCTAATTGAACTTGTGCTTGTTGGGTGTGATTGTTATAAAGGTGAACATCGGTGAATGTCCCCACCAAGTCTCCTTCCTCTAGTCCTGTTTCTTTGGCTAGAAGATGTAGTAGGAGTGCATATGATGCAACATTGAATGGGTTACCTAACATCCAATCGCAGGAGCGCATATTAAAATGCAAATTCAACTTACCTTCGATTACAATGACCTGAAACCCCATATGACATGGTGGTAATGCGGTGTGCTTAAGACCTAGTGGATTCCATGCGGCTACCACCATGCGTCTATCGTTGGGGTTGGTTTTAAGGGTATCGACAACAGATTTGAGTTGGTCAACTCCAACGTTTGGTTCGGTAGTAAGACCTACGACTACACTTGAGGTGGAGGTTTGAAATAAACATGGGATTGTGGGATCACGGAAGCCTCTCCAAGACGCTCCATAAATACATGGGCCTAGATCATCTTCCTCTCTCATAGCCTTCTGAGAAGCTTCGTCGATCCCATATGGTGCTTTTTGTGGGTTTGCCCATCCATCCCAAATATGGCAACCTCTATCCTGAAACCATTTCTTAGAAGTGACCCCATTAATAAATCCTTCAAGTTCAACCGCCATTGTTTTGAATGCCAGTTTCTTGGTGGTGATTGCAGGGAACCCCAAGGACATGTCATGTCGAATGCTTCTGAAGAACAACGCATTGGTGCCCGTGCCGGTCCTGTTCCCTTTAGGTGTCCCATTTCGGATTAGCTCATCAAGAATGTCTAGGTATTGTTGCTCGTAGCTGTGCCTCATCTATAACCATATTACACCGAAGACTGAATTTTTAAACAAAAAAATCCCCAAGAAGCCATTTATACTCCTTGGGGATTTTGGTTAAGTTTAGTTTAGAATAACTCGGTGATGCCTTGATCCAACCTAGCGAGGTTGAGGTTGAGCTTAATCTGGGTAACGATGCCGGTGATCTTAATAGTAATGTCTGCGATCAAACACCCTTCTTGTTGGGAGGTTGGTGTGTTCTTAGACAGGCTAACTGCAAAATCTTCAATAGCCCCGTTGATCAAGAGTGTATCAAGATAAAGCTCAATCTCATTCTTAAACCGAATTCTCGTTTGGAGGTTGTTTGGTTCAAACAAGAATGGACGTAATGCGTTCTGTAGATTCTTCTCAAGCCAGACCAGAAGTCTACGGGCTGAGTTGTTTCTCAGTTGGTGATTGTCATTCTTGAGCATAGTCTGGTCAGCAAAACGGAGGAATCCTGCCGTGTTGCGATCATAAAATGTTGCATTATGTTTGATCTTATAAAGGTAATCGCGATCCCTGAGAACTGGATCGATTGCAACATCGACAACATCCCGAATAACACCCCTACGGACACCAGCCGCAGGAAGCCATGGGAATGGTGTTTCCGCCATCAAACCTGCCGTAACTGGGGATGCGGGAATCCAAACTGGAGATGAACTGTAGATATTGGAAGACTTATACCATTGAGCGTCCAGTGTGGTTACCGTGTTATTGACCAATTTGGTCAAATTCTTGGATGGCCAATAGACATCGGATGCAAAAACTCCGGGATTTTTACACTTAGTTTTTGAGTCATACACCTTACAATCTCTCCCATTGACCAGAATGTGACGGAGTGTATCCGCAACATGCAGGTGGTGGTAACCACCGTTACAAAGACGAACCTTTTCCGTGAAGTTGAGGAACTCCTGAAAAACAGCGGTCCAGTTGAGTCTCATGTTGCCCCTCTCGGAACCTTCAAGATCCCCACGTCCAAGATCCCCAATGACATCAATGAATACCTCATCGTCGAAACAGAAGCTTTCATCCTCAAGGTTTCCGGTCAACCAAGAAGGTCGATGTTCTCTGACGGTATTCCATATGGTTCCGAGACCAGCCTCAACCGAGAGGTCGATAGTTACACGGTCAGGGTTATCCACCGTGCAAAGAGCATTCCTGATTTTTTTAGGGACGTTTCCGACATCACACGCAGAGCGTTCTTGTTTTGGAGTATAACGAGAAACAGAATATAAGCTGTCACTAAACCCGTCAACAATTGCGGATGGTCCGAATTCGGATAGCGCCGTTGATTTGAATGATGATGTATAAAGATCACTATCCTTGAGTTCCTCGCGCCACATTCTAAGGTTCTTAACCTTCGCGCCCTCTACATTGTAGATGTCACCAGAAATATTCGGGTTAACAAATACCTTGAGACGGTTGGAGTCGCCGTCGATCACATCCTGAATGAATACGTTCTGTTGATAACCACCTTCCGTTATAACAGTCTCGGTGTCCGAAATAGATCCGGTGTGAGATTCAACCAAGATAGGGATTAGCTCATCGGAGCCGTTTTGGAGATCTTTATTGAGTCTCCAAAGGGCAACGCTTAAGAAGTTCTTATGTTTACCGTCAGCCCAAGAATCATTAACTGCTCCGGATTGCTCAGAAATAGCAGCAAGACTTTGGGAGATGCTAGGTTTAGGGTCCGTATAAGGGAGTGTTAAGTCGAATGAATATGAATCCGTAGGTAGTTCCTGAAAAGCTGCATTTCCAAGACCTGTGCTCAGAGTATTCTTAATACCGACAATAGAACTCCAATCATTTGCAGGGTCACCATCGGTATTGTCCGTAACAGACACATAATACCCTTCACGGCTATCCAGTGATTTTGATCTACCATTATCAAGAACGATCAACCCAACCTTCCCGAATTGAACGGGGTCGAACGATGTTATGGACGAGTCGAAGTTTGGATAGTCGTCCTCCCAGAGTATCTTGCCGCATTCGAGGGCATCGTATCCAGCTTGGTCGATGTCAATACGAACCGGCTCACCCAAGACGTAACCTTTACAAGACGATAATCCCGTAACTTCGATGAAGTTATCGGTATCATACGGGTCAGCACCACCACCCGAGAGTGTTGTGCTGGAAAGTGCAGTATACTCATCATGAGCGGATAGTGCCTCGCTTACAGTAAGTGATTGTCCGATGACAACATCAGAAGAGAATGGGCTAACCGAGCTAAGAGTTCCTCCGAACAAATCGGCTGTGAAATTCTGAATAGCCTCATATGCAATTACAGCCTCTCCTTCATCATCGTCCTCTAATGCAGGGTATAATATAGCAGAATATTCCTCACCGACCTCATAACCCTCCTTTGCGCCATATGGTAGTTTAACAAATACAAGGTTCGAACCCGATTCGATGACACGCTTGGCTGTCTCATAAGAGTAAATTTGCTCCTTTCTGGATGGGTCGGGCTCACCAAATCGGGCTAGGAAATCTTCCAATCGGTTGAACACAAATGGCTCATTGGCTATACCCTCTGAGGTGAATCCCGTAGCCATTACGTTGTAACCAACAGGGATAGTGGGTCTTGCATCAAAATTCTCCTGAATGATGATTGCGGGTGAAATAGGGGTTGACATGCATTTAATTATGCAATAATCAACCCCTTTTTAAAGGGTTGCGTATGCTAATTAAAAACATGAACGAATTGTCCAAAATTTTTAATCTCAAGACAGGAAATGAAGCTCTTCTCAAGCATGGCGTTCAGCAACAGAATTTTCTTCGACCTCTTAAGATTGGACCGGAGCCATTTAATTCTGATATTTTGAGGGGTGTTCACTTCATGACAACGGCGTCACTACCGGGACTTACCCGTGATTCTAAAGACGTTCCTATTCAAGGAGTTACTCTGAAAGTTCCCGGTCAACTTCAATTTGGCGGTAATGAAACTACTATCGGTTTCCGTGTTGCTGGGGACTTTATGGCAATCAATCCCATTCAAGCTTGGAAGTTTGCAATGGGTAATCCTCTAGACGGAACCGCCCAGTTCTGTGTCGGTAGAGATTCCAATATCCAATATGCGGTCGTCAATAAGGCAAACAAAATCGTCAGAGCAGTTGAACTTGTCGGTGTATATCCAACAAGTATCGGTTCCATTGATTATGATTATTCTGGGGATGAGGTGGTTAACGTTGATGTTGGATTCACCTACAATTACTGGCAACCCTTGTCATTAGACGAACTTGATTTGGATCAATTTGCCGGTAATGATTCGGATTCCCTCCAAACCAATGTCGCCAATGTCTTCAAAGGTTATGAGGATATCATTGCAGCCAAAGATGAATCTTCCGAAGTTGATTGCTAGGTCCTGAACGGCTTAGTCTCTTCCAATTTCGCAACTTCCATTTGATCATGGACATAGTCTGCTAGCCAATCTGGTAGTAAACCACCCTTTAGGGTGTATATGGCATCATCCATCCGATCATGGATGTATGATAGTAGATTATTTCCGACGTTATGCTTGGTGGAATCGTATGACCCGAACATGTCTCTACAAATATTGTAACCATTGATAAAACAGAGCCAACTCGCCTGTTCGTTCTGTTTTATCTCATTTTTGGTTAACGTTCCTGTTCTCCAAAACCCATTATTCTTAATAATAACGTGGTTTTGGAAGAATTTATGCCACTCATTATAATAAGTCCCCATCTCGGATTTGCATAGAAACATATTCACCTCCTCGTCCCACGTTACTGTTGTGGCTACTTCCGAATGGATAGTCTTCCATTTCTCTTTCTCAGTTTCGATGATGAATTTTAAGTCATAAGTTTGGTCTTTTATTTTTTTTGTTGATGTCATAATGTTTGGTGGACGATTTGTCAAATTTCCTTTGTCTAAAAAGGTGTATGTAGAAATCCCCAACGAACGGAAACTCTCTAATGGTGAGGCCCTCGATTCGCTGCGAACCTACTGATGTATAGTGATACACCACCTTCGATTCGTCAATATTATTTTTTGTATAAATTGCAGAGAACTCTTTTTTTAGAGTTTCCAGACATTCCGTTTTATAGAATGGCTTCAGTGCGGATTTTAGTTCCGCCTGTATATTCTTAACATGTTTTCCGTATTTAAGTTGGAACATGAACGGGTCTTTCTTCTTAAGTGCCCTGCATTTATTGCACTGGAAGTTGTTCTTAGCCTTCTTAGGAGTCCCAAACTCACCGACTAATTCTCGGAACTTGGTCTGGGCTACCCATCGGGTATCCCCACAATCTGAGCAATTTAGGTTCCTATTTGCCATCAATCCCTTCCTTCAAGTGGAAGGGGTAAAGGGATGCGAATACTGCTAACATCATCAATAGCTCGTCCTTGTTGTCTTTCTTATTGAGTTCGGGGTCATGCCGGTCTCTAGCTAAGTCTTTGGACATATCCAACAATATGTCAGCCATGGTGGCCATAGACGTGGGATATGGTTCTCCGCACCTCTGGAAGATATAACCCCTTACCTTATTTTTATCATCTATAGGTAATCTATCTACGAAATTTAGTATATCCCTCTTTATATCAATCGGGTTTTCTAAGATGACAGGGGGTTTGGTATCACTCATAGAACCCACATTCTGGGGGTTTTGGATGACGGTCGGTTTATGTTGCATGCCTATAGGGAGTCCTAGGGTTCCGGTTAATGGGTTTTCTTTTGGTTCATTCATTGGTCATTTCGCTGGAATTTTTAGATTCGGGTATTACCGTGAACTGTAATATCAACTTATTGGGGTTCTGGCACCGTTCGCAGGTGAAGCCTCTGGTTTCTAGCGAGAAGTCCATGACTTTCACATATTTACAATGCATACATGTGAATTTAACGGGAATGTCCCATATTCTACCGCCGATATGCTCCACTATAACCTCCCGTTGCTTCACACTCTCCCCTATAAGGGTCCGTTTGGATTGGAGGGTTCGGTATTGGAGGAATATGAACAATGCAACGTATGCGCCGAGTATGGCCACCTGTGCGGGTATGGAGGGTACCAACCACACCAACATGGCACCTATGGCTAGAAATATTTTGCCAGCTAGTATTGTGTATTTATTCATAAAATTAGGCTAAATCTTGGTTCAGGAAGAAATTAGCCCACAGTGTCCTGACGGTGTGATGAACCCCAAAATTATCCAACACTTTGCCCAAGCTCAGATCACCAAGACGGGTTTTGGGTTTAATTTGTTTAGATACCAGTAATATTTCTCTATCCGCGAGGGGTTTGTGGTCCAAGTCGATAATGCTCATAGTCTCCTTTATGATCTCCAGTTGTTCCTCGCTTAACTTTTTGGAACCAACCTCCCAGTTCTCAACCAATTTTTTGGATTTTTTATCACCATAACGATAAAGACCCTTGATGTTATCGCTAGTGTCGCCTTTTATGGATTTCCATTTCACAAAATTCTCCAATGACACAGTGTTATAATCCTCAAAGTTTCTTTCAGTTACCAATATCTTCTTCATAGGACTATACACGGAGCAATTTGCGCTCACACATTGATAAAAGTCTTCATCGGCGGAAACAATTATACAGCCGCCTTCTAGGGTGTTCTTCAAGTGGTTGATGATGTCATCACATTCGGATGTCAGTGGGAATACTGTATGGAACCCGTAGGCGTCACACACCTGTTTAACTAAACGACAGAGATCAAATACCATTTTCTTGGATTCGCTCGTATCCACGGTCCCTCGATTCGCCTTATAAAGTGGGTTGATGTCATTCCTCCAGTTCGTTGCAGTTGGATCAACTTTCCGATCCCACACTATGTAAAATTTGGTGTCTTCTTGCTGGAACCTTTGTGTGTCGTAATATAGCGTTGAGAAAAAGCTATGAATTGCAGTGATGTCCATCCCGTCTTCGGAATACTTCCGTTTGTAACGTGGATTTTCCTTATGCCGCCTCTCGGTATTCCCGACCGCACGGTATAGCATATTATTACCATCTATTAAAATGTTCCTCATGCCCCCATGATACCCCGAATATTCTTTTTAACAAGAGAAAACTTGAAGTTTGTGTGATGTAGGGTATGATGGTTTAATGAGCGACCGTAATTTCATTATCTCAGAGGGGCACCTTAGGAATATTCTAGCAATTCTGGGAAAGTTGCCCCATGAGCAAGTGGACATCCCCATCCTAATACTTCAACAACTCCACTTACAAACACCAACAGTAACAGATACCGCAGTAGATCCTGATTGGGACGATGATCTGTAGTGGTGTTTCTTAGTTGATTAGACTTCGAGCGATTGCAGCCTTGTGTTCCTCAAGTGTTATCACATGGAGATTCTCAGGTAGTACGTATTGTTTTCCAGAGAATTCAACTTTAGTTCCCGCTTTCACCTGAAAACGCTTTGGACTCCTGAAGTTCGATAAGTCGTTCGGTGTTTGCCAGACGCTTCCTGAGCCGCATGATATGAGAAGGGTCGGGATTAACATTAGGATTACCTTCAAGGTCAAGGATTTTGTAAGTAATTTTTTCTTGGTCTTCATAAAGGTCATGTAGTGTTCGGACATTAAAGTTGGTCTCCCGTGCCGCCAAATACTTAGCTATATTTGAAATCAATGCAACTATTCCAACTCCCGACATAACTATAATTATCATTATGTCCAATATATGCAACCCTATAGCTGGTGCCGAAATCGTCGGTAGGGAGTATTTAGAATCCCTGTTACCTTCGAGGGACAACCTGAGGACTAACCAATTGATCGATAAGGTTCGTAGGATCAACTCTAATGTCGGTGGTGTGGATGAAGCTCTACAGACCGTGAAGGAACTACACGGACCTTACAGAGGTGCTTCAGAGGAGCTTGTGAGCTTCACTAAAAACTTGTTTGGGGATAGTCCCGTTTTCACCAACAGTATTCTTGAGATAGAACAATCTATAATCGGCACACAGAGAATCATTAGTGATATTAAGGATCTGGAGGGGGATATTGACGATATTACTTTTCAGGATTTGTCTGCCACCTTGCTTAGGGGGTATTTGGATAATGTTCGGATACTTTTACCTGATTCAGTCAGGAATAATATCACCGACCGTTTGAACGAAATGCCCCTATTCACGAAAATGTCGGAAGCACTGGGGGTAGTATACTCCAACATCATTGTCCCTGATAATAGCGTAAACATGATCGACAATGTCATAGGTAGCGTGTTGGATGAAACCGGACTCAGTAACGTTTTGGGGAAGGGGTCGTGGGTTAGGTTACTCCCAGAGTATGCCGAAAACTTCCACAACAACGTTAGATTATTCCAACGGGTGGGTTCTCGTGTCCTACCTAAATGCACCTATGGTAAAATATTTCATAAAATGGATGAACCGCTAGCTCACATTTATAATCTGGCTCAGGATGTTTTTGGATTCTTGGATATATTGGATAACCGTAAAGTTTACCTGAATATGATTTTCCAGCAATATGGGGACTTGGCTAAGATGGTTAATAACATCTACCCCATGTGTCATGAGTATAGTGCGGCAAACGTTAGTCGGATTATTTCGGTCGGTGGTGAGAGCACTAGTGTTGATATGATGGGCAGGAAAACCCAGAACACCAAAGTCGGTGGTGCTAAGTCGGATCTAATTTAGGTTGATACTTTATGTCGCATATCTAAATAATTTGTATGCAGTATCTGGGAAACTACCGAGGAATCGTTTTTGGACGGACAGACCCCAATCAGTCAGGTAGAGTTAAGGTATGGGTGCCTGCTGCTCATAGGGAAATTTATAGATCTGATATTGAGCGTATTGACGGTGAGGATACAAACGCTACCAAGTTATTTGGGGGTCTTAGTAAGAAAGTGGTAGATTACGTATCAGCATCTCTCCCTTGGGCAGAGGTAGCGCAACCCCTAGTCGGTGGTGGGGGTGGTTCCGAATATGTCTACAGTGGACAGAGTTCTGTCGGTGACGGTCCACCTCAATACACCGGAACTATAAGTGTGGACAAAAATAGATTCGCCGATAAGGAGGAGTTGAGGGGGTATCTTCTAGGTGCCATTAGACAAAGTCGATTGAATGATTTCATGCCCGAAGATGGTGCGACTTATGGTGTCGATGGGAGTGCCGAATCTTGGGCTAACTATTTCTACAAATTGGCGGAAAAGGAATCTAGTTTTAAGGTCAATGAAAGTGGTAATGCTACTGTAGATCCGGGTGGTTCATACGGATTGTATCAGGTGAGTCCCAAAGATGGGGACCGATATGGTGCGAATCCATCTGGGGACGATTGGACGATTAGCCAGTTGTACGATCCTGTGGTAAATACAAATACCGCAATTAAAATACATGAGAGGAATGTGTTGAGAGATGGGGTGATAGTGTTGCCGTCCGGTAAGGGTGCTGGCGGGTATTTTGCCTCCATTAGTATGTCCAGAATTGCTGATGATTTTAAGTCGGGTAAATGGCCACCTAATAATTTTACACTAAATATTTCGGATACGGTTGATTCTCAAAAACCGGCAAATGCCTTTGGTGGTAATACTAAGGACATTGGGACCGTTACTAACAGTGGTTCTGCTAGGGTTTTTGTTGGAGCTAGAAACGATATACTTGATAAGACTGGATCGTTCTCATCAAACCCCAATGATCGTAAAATATCCTTGGATTTCAATGCAGAGGATCATTCGGGTGGTTCGGGTGAACCAACAAAGAGCTTCCTATTAGCGGTTCCTAGCGATTTGACATCCGACGAAAGGGTTCATTGTGATGCCTACTTGGCGGCACTATCAGAATTCTACAAACCCATCGGTGGTAGGGCGAATATGGGTTATGAGACGAGAGGTCTAGGTATTATATTCACCGAGCCGTTTTTCGCAAGTGATAAGGAGGCGGCTTCATTCATTAAGGATAATAGTGCTTCGTACAATCAACTGTTGCTAAACACTTTGGGTAAAATTTCAGGTGCTACCTTTATAGCGCCTCACAATAACCCGAATACTGGCGTCAAAGTTGGTGCGGCTGGATCTGGTGCGGTGATGGACCTTGGGGGTATTCGTTACAGTGAATTTTCTTGGGCTATGGACACCTACATTAAACCCATGTCTGGTGGTGTCACAATTACCGAAAGTGATGCGTTCGGTAGCGTTGGAAATAAGCACCCTGAGCAAGTGGATGAGGAACTTGTCTTAAAAGAGAATGGTGCTTCCGAAGATGCGGTGACCGAATTGACCAATTTAGGTATTGAGCTTTATAATAAGATCGAGCTTTATAAGAGCAAACCCACCGATTTGGTCAAGGCTGAAATTGAGGTGCTTCGAGTTTCTAGGAAAGGTGCGTGGAGGAGTTTCAATAACGAGACATACCCTGTGGGTTCCTCTGCGGAGGATGTCGGAAAGTTCAGTGATCTAAACAACTTCATAAACAACCTTAAGGATTATACGGACAAGCCGGATAATAATAAAGTCAACCCTATATCCAGAGCGATAGCACATAGTCCAGTTAGTAACGTATCGAGAGGTTCGTTTACCATTCCTGATGTCGGCTCGAATGTGTGGGTATTTTTTGAGGGGGGGGATTTGGATTTTCCGGTTGTTCTTATGAACAACCCATCACCTCAAGATTACGCGAGTGCATTCGGTGTGGGTTCCCCTAGTGTGGATTTACCACAAGAGGGTGATAGTGAAGCTGGTATACATAGGGATAAATCGCTTATAAATGGAAGGGGTGGTTCGATTGAGACTGTGGGGACGACTGGTAACGAGGCTATGAAGTTCACGGGTTATCATGGCAGTTCCGTGGGATTTGATAAAATGGGATTGACTGAGTTTGTATCTGGTAACAAGTCTCAATTAATCAAAGCTGATAGGTTTTCTACTATTCGAGGGGACAATTCTATGTTTATTGGTGGTGACGACGACCTATTGATTAGGGGTGACATTTTCCGTAAATTTGGCGATGTCAAAAAGGACATCGTTATAGCCAAAGAGATAAAAAGTCTCCACAAACCCATTCATGAGAAACAGCAATTGTTTGAATTAAAGAGGACTGACGCTTCGCATTCTTTGGATTCATCCTCGTTACAGGAGCGGGTTGGTGTGAACACCACATGTCCAACATGTTCCGGTGAGAATACTTTTACCACCCAGACTAATAAAGCGGCAACATTTACTGCGGCGACTAGTGACGGTGAACCCGAGGATTTATCAGGAGGTTCCTCGAAAGTTGATGAGCGTTATGCAACCTGTGAAGCATGTTTCAACTGTCTGGGGACGGGAACTTCTCCGTGGAGTGCAGAGGGTGAATTTGATCTTGATGAAAGGAAGAATGAGATAGCGGGGGATATTAATGCTAATTCCGAGAAGATGTCGGAGCTTGAAAATAAATTGGGTTCCGGTGGAAATATTACAGAGTATGTAACGAAGTCATATACCGGTTTCGTGGGAACCGAGTTGAATGACCTCAACTCCATAAGAGTTGATCCTTTAGGGAAACGTGCAATGGTCGGTCAGTTCCCATCTTCTGATGGTAGGGGTGTATTTCCTATGTATCAAGCAACGCCACATGTGGAACATGTGGCGGTTAATGGTTTGACTGGTGGTGAGTATTCATTAATGGTTGCCAATAAATACTCACTATTGGTCGGTGCTAATGGTATATCTCAGAAAACACTAGGACAATACGAGATACAGGGCAGAATCCTCACAATCTCCGGCGATCAGGTTAATATCTCATCTAATAACGAAGTTTCGATTGATGGTGGTAAATTACTCAAATTGACTGGGGACAATATGGAGATCGCCCCACGGACACAAACCGTTGGAGGCAAGGAATACAAGAACGTTGCATTCAATTCCGGTATATCTGTTGCATCTAATCAAGTTGTGAAGGGCGGTATGTTTATCGAGGGGGAGACCTACATGCAACACTTGACTGCTCCAGAGGAATTCCATGAGACGGAGACTACGATATCAATGGGTGGTATGGTCGCTGGTGTCGAAATTGGTAGGGTTGTTGGTAACAAGGTTATATCAGTTGCTGCTAAAAATGCGACAGTGTCAGCACATAGTCATATTGCGGCGGGGCCAGCCATGAATCTGGTAAAAACTAACGATGACGTTAGACGTGTTGGTAGTGCTGCGGCTGAGTCGGCACCCATATTAGCCGAACCAGTGGAGCATGGTAAGCCTAGAGGTAAGGGTAACCGGAATGCTTCCAGCTATAAACATACTCGATTGTTTAATTTGGACGAGGATTGTAGCAAGAGTAGCGACAACTTTGATAAGATCGTTGATTTTATATCCGAAGGTGGATTAACTGATTAGGAGATTGACGAGCTTCTTACCAAAGCGTCAGATAGTATTTTGGCTAGAAGTGGGGATTGTGATCCATGTAAGGATTAATCCTCATATTCCTCTGCATCTCCACCCCCTACCCCGAATAGGAACCTGTTAATTTCCAATTCCTTCATTTTTTGTTCCATGGATTCGTCTTGGACCCGTTTACTGATCGCCGTATCCATCAGTTTGTTGGGGGTGAATTTATATGATACATCATTACCTTCCAAATCGTAACCCATCAGCAAGAAGCAGGAGAAGAATTCCTGTAGGGTTGAGAATAAAGCCACCCTCCGATCTTCTTTGGGTGTCTTATTAAAGGAATCCAGAACGAACTTAGTGTTGGTTGCTTTTTCAACCTCAAACATATCGTCAATCCTATATTGCGTCTCTTCGAGGAATCGCTCTATACATTCAACCTCACCCTCCGTGAGATCCATTGAATTCATCACGTCCCTCTCTTTATCGAATTCATCCATTGCTCTTAATTACCGAACTTTTTGACTATTCCAAGCTTATTTAATTCCTGAATTAATACTTCGAATGAGTGGGTGTTGATCTTCATCCGAATGGGCTTCACGAATTGAGCACCATCATATAGTTCAAAATAATCGCTACCAAAAGATTCGTGGTCACCACCATCCGTGGTTTTTGAGTTTCGGAATAATGTCAATAGAACGTTATCCCTGCCGCCATCTAGTAGAATAGTCCAAACTCGGGAATCCGCTTTGGTGAAATCCGGAGTTAAGTATGTATACCTAACGAACTCCGTTCGGAATTCCCGCATAACCCCCTTGATGTCTTTGTTCTGAAATGATTTATGTGCAGGGAATACTTTATCTAGGAATTCGGAAAAGTCCTTCTCCAAACTCTTCTGGTCGGTGTTTCCTAGTATCTTGTCGGCTCTATACCCTGATCCCCTCAGGCGTTTTAACATATAGGAACATTTGGTTATGGTGGATTCTATTTTTGACATGATTCTATGATTGGATTTTGGTTACGAGATAATAAAGCTTATTACCGTCCGTTTCGATGTAATACCCGAAACAATTACCATCCGTGGACTCGAAAAAATATACCGGTTGTTTACCCATAAACATCAAAATATTCTTAACGAAGCACCCTTCATCTTTAAACGAATTCTCACCTTCAATGCGGGTGGATACGCAATCGGTCTTATCATCACCTATATTGACCGATAAACCGCCATCCTCGTTTACTAGGTGAACCTTGTCCGAATTGACAGTGCCACACGCAATCTTGATTCTCGCCACATCTTCTTTTGATACAAGAAATCCCTCCTTAAATGATGGCTCCAGTGCTTTGAATTTCTCGGGTTTCCAAAATGTTTTATCCCTTTTGGCTAAGATGGGATCGTAAAATGTTAATTTGAACGATGTCTTTTTAGTCTTACACACCAACTGATGGTTAGCGACCTCTAGCGTGATTCTGTCATCAACTAGCAGGCTGATGGATTTCAATAATCTATCAGGCTCTTTAATATACAACACTTCTTTCTCCTCCAATTCACAAGCTTCTGGGGTATGCTCACAATACAATGCGAGTGTCCCGTTATCCTTCGTTCTGTTGGCACAAAAAACAACGAGCTTTCCGCCTTCATAATGAATGGGTAAAAACTCGTTCTTTGCTGAGAAAGATTTAATTGGGCCTAGGAAATTTTTCTCGAATTCTTTTCGGTCAACTACGATCTTTTTACTCATGGTCTATTTTAACCGGTCACATCTTTTTGTCAAGATTTTTAATGACCAACTCTAGTTTCTCAATGTTGCTTGCCAGTTTAATATTGCTGTTCTCCAAAGAGGATAACTTCCTCAGGATTGCCGCCATCAAATTAGGTGGAAACCCACCCCCTTGTGGGGGTGTGGGTTGTTGGGGAGGGAAACCTTGTGGCACACCCCCGAATACCTGTGGATTGGCGGTGATGCGTCTAGGTTGTTGGGGAGACGCCATGTTGACTTGTTCGACCTGAATGTCTTCAAGTCCATCCATGCTACCGTCATATGGCGTCTCCCCAGCGAACTGCTCCACATAAGCATGTTCATTCCCGTCTTCTGGAAACGAGCCACCGTCCCCATATTCCGCATTAGGAACTCCATTTC